GAAACCATCGATTCCAGGAGTAATATTAACTGTAACACAAGTAGCATAATAATATGGATAAAGACGTTATACAAACGAATTTAGTTAATGTAACAGCATTTAGTGTTAGTTTAATGACATTTGAAACTGCGCTTTCTATCGCGGTTTTATTTACAGCTTTAGTATATAATATCATTAAATTAAATGATTATTTAAAAAATAAAAAATTAAAATAAAATGCCAGTAGATAAACCAAAACCAGGAGAAACACAGGATGAATACCTAAAATACTGCATACCAGCAGAAATAAAAGAAGGGTATGAGCGTGATCAGGCAGTAGCCATTTGTATCAACACATTCGAGAAAGAACAAAATATGAAAGCAATTAAAGCATCTCGTGATTTTAGAGATGAATTTATGAAGCACATACCCAGTAATAAATCTATTAAATAAAAATCAAATGAGCCCTATACGTAGGGTTATTAATTACGAAAAGCAATAATATGAACGCTACAACTACACTTTCAAAAATTATGTCGCTATTAGGCATAGAAAAAAATGTCAACTTAAGTGGTGACGTTTATGGTAAATTAGAAAACGGCGATATCGTAGCAAGCGATTTCTTTGACGTAGGTCACGTTTTATTTGTACTTGATGAATTAGGCTCTAAGTTAAAAGCAAAAGATGGTGAATACAAATTATTCACTCCTGGTAACCAAACAGATGGTCCTACCACTTTTAGAGTTAAAGTCAAAGATTCAGTAATTGAACAAATGGACGAAATTAGAGAAGATGCTGAAGCTAAGAAACAACCAACATTATCTAAAACAAACGGACTTGCTCCAAATACAAACCTTTCAAAACAAAATTTAGAATCTATGGATAACAAAATGACTATGGAAGAGGTTGAAAAATTACAAGAACCTCTTAAAGATTTGTCTCCTAGCGATAAAGACGCTATGAAGGCTGAAATCGAAGACATCAAAAAATCACTTGCTGCTTTACAAGAAGCTCTTGCCTCATTAATGAAGGAAAAAGAAGCTGAAATGGCAAAGCAAAAAGATGAAGGAATGAACGACGAGAAGAAAGCAGTAGAAAAAGAAGAAGAAATGTATGCTTACGGTAAGAACAACGAAGAGAAGCAACGCAAAGGTCTTGAAGCTAAAGGCTCTCAAAACCAAAACTTATCTGCTATCAAAGCTCAATTATTCAAAGGTGCTCCTGTTGAACCAACTCCAACTGCAAATGTTAAGTTGAACACTCAATCAGTAGAAACCTCATTCGACAGGGTATTAAAACGTTTAGCTAACTAATCGTTTATCAATATAACAAAAACTATTTTAAAATTATTTAAGAAATGGCAACAACACTTTCAATTACCAGTACCTATGCTGGTCAGTTCAGTGGCAAGTACATCGCAGCTGCGTTGTTATCAGCTCCTACTCTTGATAAAGGCTTCATCACAATTAAGCCAAACATCAAGTATAAGGACGTAATCAAAACTGTATCTACAGTTGGTTTGATAACTGATGCAACTTGTGATTTCGACGCTACTTCATCATTATCTTTAGCTGAACAAATTCTTCAGCCTAAAGAATTACAAGTTAACTTACAACTTTGTAAAAAGACATTCCGTTCAGACTGGGAAGCAGTACAAATGGGTATCTCTGTTTATGACAATTTACCTCCTTCTTTCACTGATTTCTTAATCGCTTACGCTGCTGGTAAAGTAGCTGAGTCAACTGAGCAATCAATTTGGTCAACAGCTTCTGCTGCTAACGGTACTTTCGAAGGTTTACCTTCATTAATCGAATCAGGTTCATCTGTAAAGATTTCTGGTTCTGCTTCAATCACTTCTGCTTCAATCGTAGCTGAATTAGGTAAGATTGTAGACGCTATCCCTTCAACTGTTTACGGTAAAGAAGATACAGCTATCTACTTACCATCTAATATGGTTCGCGCTTACGAAAGAGCATTAGGTCAGAACAACTTCCAATTCCAATCATTCGTTGGAACTAAACCATTGAACTTTGATGGTGTACCTATTTACTACTGCCCAGGTTTACCTAGCTCAGTAGCGATTGCAGGTCAAAAATCAAACTTGTTCTTCGGTACTGGTTTGATGAGCGATAGCAACGAAGTAGTAGTACTTGATACAAGCGAAACTTTAGGTGATCAGAACGTTCGTGTAATTATGCGTTACACAGCTGCTGTTCAGTACGGTATCGCTGGTGATATTGTTTCTTACAGAGTTCGCTAATAATATTTGAATAAAGGGGGGTTAAATACCCCCCACATTCAAAAAAAACCTTAACTAAAAAATTTAAATTTAAAAAAATGGCGTGTAATATTTCTCTTGGACGTAATTTACCTTGTAAAGACGCGGTTGGTGGTATTCAAGCAGTTTACTTTATTAACTATAGTAATCTTGCCGTTACACAATCAGCTAGCGACGTGGTAACAGGACTTGGAGCAGTTACAGCTTATAAATACGAAGTTAAAGGTGCTAATAACAACTTACAAGACAATATCAATTCGTCTCGTGATAACGGAACTACATTCTTTGAGCAAGTAGTAAACGTTCAATTCAGTAAGCTTGATGCTTCAACTAATAAAGAGTTGAAATTGTTAGCTTACGGACGTCCACAAATCATTGTTCACACATATCAAGGTGATGCCTTTTTATGCGGAAAAAATAATGGTATGGAATTAACAGCTGGTTCAATCCAAACAGGTACCGCTTTAGGTGACTTATATGGTTATACAGCTACATTCACAGGACAAGAACAATTATATTCTCAATTTATCACAGGTTCAACAGTTAGCAACCCATTCGCTGGTATTTCAGGCGTAACCGTTGTAACAGGTTCAAATAGCTAAGTCTCAGCCTTCGGGCTCGCTTATATATACTCTTGGCTTTGGTAGCATCGAAAGATGCTACCTTTTTTTTTACTATGATAATGAATTTTAGATTTTGGGTTATAATGTCAAACAAATAGATTTGACAACTCTAATACCAAATACAACCAGCTCACAATCATTTAAGTTGTTGACACGAGAATCTAGTAGCCAAACACCATTCTCTGTTAAACTTGAATTAGAAAATGAGTACACGTACGTGCCTCAAACTATTATACCAGCATCAGCTTCATACATTGATAATTGGCTGGTTATTACTGGTTCGTTTAATTTAGAATCAAACAATTTCTACAGCATTAAAGTACACCAATATGTTGGTAGTACATTTGTAAAAGAATTATATAGAGGAGAAATATACGCTACAACAGCTTCAGCAATCATACTTGATTCATCACCAATGGAAGGTTATGTAGCATCTGCCTCAGTTAATGAATACATAATATACGAATAATGGAAAATAAAAACACAATTAAAGTAGTAAATTTAAGTGGTGGTTATATTCAACCTCGCGTAAGTGAAAACAACTTAGATAAGCGAGTTAAGTGGATTAGCTATGGTATTGAAGGTCACGATGATTTCTTTACTACACTCACTATGCGCTATGAAGGTAGCCAAACAAACCAGGCTTGTATTAACTCACTTGCTGATATGATTTATGGTAAGGGTGTTAAGTCAAGAGGTGACAACGATGCTACTTCAGATTACTTATACACATTAACTACTGAGGCTGAAATGAAGAAAATCATTTTAGACTTCAAATTGTATGGCAACGCAGCAATTCAAATTACTTATAGCCCTGATAGAACTAGAATAATTGGTTTTTACCATTTACCTGTTCCTACATTACGTGCTGAGCGAGTTGAAGAAAGTGGTGAAATTACAGGTTATTATTATTCACCAGATTGGGAAAATAAAAAAATTAAACCCGTTAGAATACCAGCATTTGGTTGTAGCCAAGATGAGGTAGAAGTGGCTTATATTAAGTCATATTCACCAATGAAATTCTATTATTCAACACCAGATTATTATTCGTGTATTCAATATTGTGCTGTAGAAGAAGAAATCTCAAATCTACACCTAAGCAATATTAGAAATGGATTTTTACCAACATCGATTATTAACTTTAATAACGGTATGCCTCCAATTGAGGAAAGAGCAGTTATTGAAAGTGCTATTAAAAACTCATTTACGGGTACGAGTAATGCAGGCAAATTTGTATTATCATTTAATGAAAATCCAGAATACGCCACTACTGTTACCCCTATTAACATACCTAATTTACATAATCAGTACGAGCTTATCGCGAAAGAAGCAGAAATAGCTATTATTAAAGCACACCGTATCACATCACCATTATTACTTGGTATTCGTGATCAATCTAAAGGATTTAGCTCAAACGCTGATGAATTAAAAACATCATACGATTTAATGTATGCTTGGGTTATTAATCCAACACAACAAGAATTGTTAGCTGTTATAGAGCAATTACTTAACTATAATAATGTTGAAGCAGATAACTTATATTTTATGCCATTAATTCCATTTGGATTTATCGCTGAAATTACTGCTGATGCAGGTGCAAGTGTAGCACAACAAGTAATTAGTGATACTGATTTACCTGATATTGAGAATCCAGCACAAGATGTAGCTGAAGATGCAAGTGAGCCTGAGCGTACAAATGAAGAAATAGGATACACTCAACCAGCTGATACTACAACATTATCAACTCAGGAATTATTAGAAATGTCAAGCGACTTAAGACACCTAAACTATGTTTAACGGAACTATCCATAGTAAAGTATTATCTAAAATATCAAGTATAGAACTTGGTAGGAAAAAAGATATTGTAGCGGTTACTGACGAACGTGAAGTAGCTGAAGCAGTAGCGGATGGAATTAGAGATGCTATTGTGGATAATGGACACGTTCAATCAGGTAGATTATTTAACTCAATTTCAGTAGTAAAAAGTGGAGATGAATTTGAGGTTAAAGCAGTTGATTATGCCAAATACGTTAATGGTAGAGTAGTTGATGGAGGCGGACCAGGATTTATTAACGAAGGAATACAACAAGCACAAAGAGAATATCCACGAGAATTTATACAACCAATAATACAAACACCAGCATAAAATGAGCTTAAATATTTTATTTATAACAAGAGATGATTTAGTTAAACGTACTCCGTTTGGCGGAAATATTCAACCCGAAAAGTTAATACCACACGTAAAGACAGCACAAGACAAACATATGTTGCCTATTTTAGGTACTGTATTGTTTGAATATTTGCAACAAATAATTGCTGCTAATACTGTAAGTGGTATTTACGAGGAATTACTTGATGATTATATCAAAGATACTCTTGTTCACTATACAGCAGTTGAGGCATTACCATTTTTATCTTATACGTTTGCTAATAGTGGTGTAGTAAGAAATGTAGGTGAAACATCAAATGCACCAACGAAAGTAGAGATTGATTTTCTATTAGATAAAGAATTACAATCAGCACAATTCTATGCTCAACGTTTACGTGATTTCCTAATTGCTAAATCACCAACACAAATTCCACAATACTATCAAGCAACAGGTGATTCTAGAGAGGTTTACCCAAATAGAGGTGTTCAATATTATACTGGATGGAACATATAAAAAAAACATATTACGGAGGTTACAAGCCTAAGTCTAATAACGTAGTCAAATTAGAGGCGTACGTTAAAAACACAGGTAGAGGCGATTTAAAAAACGAATTGCCTAAAGGTAATACTTCTATCACAAATAAAGTTCTCAAAAATAAACGTATTAGATAATGAATTATTCATTTTACAAAATAACAGATTTCATTAATCAAGTTGCTACTGGTCATCCACACATCAAAACATTCCAGATGGGTGGTGCTGACAATATAGATACGTTTAAACAAACATTATTTCCGTTGTGTTATTTAGTACCTAATCAGGCTACTATTTCAGTAAACGGCGCTACAGAATATTCATTTAGTTTAATTGTAATGGATAGAGTAAATGATGTATCTAATGAAGGATTAGTAGATAAAATTTCTACAATTGAGTGGAATTATAGAGGTATAGATAACCTTAATGATGTATGGAATGATACATTATCAACACTTAACGACATTGTTTCATTTATACAACGCAATGAGGAATCAAATGCCTATCAAATATATGATCAGGTAACTTGTGTTCCATTTAAAGACAGATTTGATAATACACTAGCAGGTTGGAGTGCTGATATAATCATCACAATGCCTAATGATAAACCAGCTTGTGAAATAACATTATCGTAATGAGCGGACGTTTTTTAAAACAAACTCCACGTTTAAATGCTTGGGCTAATTCAGTTAAGTCTAAAGCAATTAGAAATCTTGATGGAGTAATTAAAAACAAACCAAGCACAGGTGCATTAGCTCGTTCAATTAGATTTTTTAGAAGAGATAAAGGTGACGAAGCAAGTTTAGAATTTAGTTTCAATTGGTATGGTTTATATATACTTGAATCTTCATATCCATCAGGTAAAAGTTGGGGTAGAAGACCAGGTAAATTAAAACGTGCTAAAAGAGCACAACCTTGGATTACACCAGCCATTAAAGATAGTTTAGACAATTTAGAAACTATAATAGCTCAAGATATAGCTGATGGCTTAGGAAATATATTAGAACCATAAAACGCGCGATTTTGGGTTATGACGTCAAAACACGTGTTCAATGGCAATAGTTGTCAATCAAGTACCACCAACCGCTTCCTTAGCGCAATCACCAGTTGCCTTCTCGGTAAGTGAAAGTGTGGGTTTATATTCTAACTTAGGATTTATATATACGGCCAATTTATACTATTGGTCAGGATCATTATCAAGTAGTGGTTCTTACAAGTATCAATTACAAAAATATCCTAACGCTGCCAACTACGGCATCTTTGATTTAAGTAAAATATTATCATCAACGTTTAAAGACAATGCCTACGCTAATCCGAGTGATATTAGGTATTTTAAATGTGAGTTTAATTATCAATACCAATCAGGCAGCCAATATGTTACAGGCAGTAATGTTACTTCAAGCGTATATTATGCTTTAGATGGTTATTTACTTTCACGTAACCAAGCAATTGGTATTGAATTGAATCAAAATACTGTATTTTATCCATTCTTAACAGATGGACCTCAATCACAATCAGCATTAGCTAGTGACTGGGGATATGTTGGTATTTGGAAAACAGCACTTGCAGGTGCATCAGCACCCACAACTGCTTCAGTTACTGCTTCATATACTAATGGTACAACAGCAAGATTTGCTATACCATTATCTCCTATTCCAGCAGGTAGTCCAACACAAGATTTAGTTGAATTAGTACCTTTTGGACCTCAAACAATCGCTGATAATACAACAGGTTCATTTAATAGTTCATTACTTGATTCTTATACAGTTCAAGCATATGCTGGAACAACAGCAATTGGACAACCTTTATATGTTAAAATATTCTGTGAGGCAAAATACACTCCAGTAAGAATACAATATAAAAATAGATATGGTCAGTGGAATTACTTTACATTCCCTAAAGTGAGTAGAGAATCACTTAAAACCAAATCACGCGACTATCGCCCACAAGTAGGTAGTTGGAACTCATCAACATTACAATATAACAACTACGAATCAACAATTCAAAAGTATGTTATTGATACTGATCAAACATTATTAGTTAATACTGATTGGTTACCTGAAATATACAATGATGCTTTTAAGCAATTAATGGTATCACCTGAGATTTATCAAGTGGAAGATAATGGTGCTTTAATTACACCACTATCGCTTACTACAAGTGATTTCCAGATTAAGAAAGTGGTAAATGATCAATTAATTCAATACACATTCAACTTTGAAGTAGGTCAAAGTTATAAATTAGTATTATAATGGGTATAAGCGCAGGTAAAAGTTTTAGAGCCAAATTAGTTAGTGGCAATGTATTCCTCGATATGTTTAAGGAGGAAGATGTAAAAGTATCTAATAATATTACTCAATTATTTGATTTAGGTGCTGTACCATCTAACTTTGCTCAAAACTTCACATTACCAGCTACATATAAAAACAATAATTTTTTCGAGAATGCTTATGATATCAGTATTGATTTCCCAGAGAATTTCAATACCAATCAAAAGGTAGATGCGTATTTGGATTTTGATGGCATCTATGTTGTTAGCGGATATATTCAGTTATTAAAAGTAAATATCAAAGACAAATATATTGACTCATACGAGATTAGTTTATTTGGTCAAGTATCTAAATTCAATAGAGACATTAACTTAAAATTCTTAACTGATTTAGATGAATTAAGCATTTATAACCATACAGCATCAATTGGTAACATTACAGCATCGTGGAGTAATGAATTATTTAGTGGTAGCATAGTTTATCCTATTGCTGATTATGGTAAGCGTATTTCATATAATCCAGGTTCATTAACAGCTATCAATAATCCAAGTGGTGGTTTATTTGTTCAGGATTTTAAACCAGCAATTAAGGTTAAAAACGTTTTAGATGCTATATTCACTGACTTAGGATACACTTATACATCATCATTTTTAAATCAAACTTGGTTTGATGATGTTTATATGATATGTAACTATCAAGGTCAGTATCCAATATTTGCAGAACGTAATCTAGACACATTTGACCAATTTAAGGTTAGACAATTTATTAGTGATTCATTACAAGATATAAGACGCTCTATTCCTTATAATGGTAATGTTTATTTAACAGATATATACAACGGACAAGAGTATAACTATAATAATGCTTATGGTGCAGGACAATTTTATGTTCCATTTACATCTAGTATAGATTTCACATTTAATATGAGTTTGGAATATGGACCAACTGGTTCTAATCCAACAGGAAGTGGTGGACCTCAATTTACAATTGATTTTACAAATCTAACCTCATCTGTAGTTAAAACAGCTGATTTACCTAATATTAACTCTAACATTGCTATTCAAGTAGGTAGAGTTACAGCAACAGCTAAAACACAAATTAAACAACCAGAAACGTTTAAAATAACGTTAAATGGACCAGCACATTATAATGCACAATTAAAATCAACAGCTTTAAATGCGGTTACCAATTTTAGTAGTTCGCTTGATTTTGATAATAAAAATAGTTCATTCTTCTCTTTAGATAGTATGAATAATGCTGCTGATGGATTAGTAATGGATATTCCTTCGAATATGCCATTTGGTAATAGTGGAATTAAGTATGTTGATTTTATCCGTGGTTTACAAAAGAAATTCAATTTAGTTATTTATGCTGATAAGCGTAATAACAATCAATTTATAATTGAAACATTTAACGAATGGTATAATAGAGGTGTAGTTAGGAATTTTGATCT